AAGGAGAAGAGCTCTGACCCTTCCTGTTCCTTTTTATACCAAAAACGACTCGAAGTCGCATGAAAACGACTGAGAAGCCTTCAAAAGCCTTGCAAGGGGGCACAGACGGACTCAATCGGGTTGAACAGGGAAAAGATAGGGACACAGACCTGCCAAAGCCTCTGTTAGGCGTACAAACGCCCAGAATTCACACGCCGCTCAACGATTTACCTTCAAAAGGCAATGAGCTAATCGATTTGGCGTCTAGTTTAGGCGTGGAACTTATGGAGTGGCAGAAATTCGCACTTATCCACAGCCACAAGGTTAAGCCAGACGGCAGGTGGGCAACGCCTCAGAACATTTTCTGTGTAGCTAGGCAAAACGGAAAATCATTTTTACAGCAGATCAGAATTCTTGGCGGTCTGTTTTTGTGGGACGAGCCGTTGCAGATCGGACAAGCTCACACACTCAACACCTCATTGGAGCAGTTTCGCCAGATGATGTGGACAATTGAGGCAAACGACTTTTTGGCAAAACAGGTCAAAAAGGTACGGCTCAATCATGGAGCTGAGGAAATCGAGACAATGAAGGGCACGCGGTTTATGGTGCGTGCTGGTGGTTCAGCTGCGCGTGGTATCAGCCGACCGTCCACAATCCACCTTGACGAATTGTTGCGTATGAACAATATGGATTCTTACGCATCATTGCGCTACACACTTATGGCATCGCCAAACCCAATGCTCATGGGTTATTCCAATGCTGGTGATAATACATCGGTCGTTTTGAATTCTTTTAGAGATCGTGCGCTGGCAAACATTGGTGGCGTTGAGGACAACATCGGCTATTTTGAGTGGTCGTCGCCAACAGATGAGATCAGCATTGAAAATGCACGTTATGCCAACCCAGCAATGGGTGTGACTATCCATGAGGACAACATCAGGTCGGTACTCAATGACCCACCAAACGTCGTCATGTCAGAAGTTTTGTGCCGCTGGGTCGTGGCAATCCAAAACATTGTTGATGCAGCTGCGTGGAATAAGTGCCTAGACAAAACAGTCGATCTTGACCCAGATAAGTTGACGTGGCTCGCAATCGATCTTTCACCAGATAGAAAACGAGCAAGTCTGGTTGGAGCGCAGAAGCTTGAAAACGAGTCATTTGTCGTGAAGCTACTGCACAGCTGGTCAAACGAGTTGCAGCTAGATGATCGGGAAATTGCAAACGAATTGGCAGACTATGCGCGCAAGTATCCAACGGAGTATGTGTTGTACAGCCGCAAATCTGCTGGTGCGGTTGCATCACGGCTTGCACCTGCTGGCATACCTGTATTTGACATGGACGGCGCGTATCCACAAAGCTGCGACGAAATGCTGTCGGCAATCAACAGCGGCAGACTCAAACATCGTGGGCAATCACAGCTGACTGAGGAAATACTAGCTGCGGTGCAATTACGACGTGGCGACGGCGGCTGGGTCATTGGACGTCGAGCCAGCAACGCAATTGTGTGTGGCGCGGTAGCTGTTGCGCTAGTGACACATTTTGCGACACGCCCAGACAATGATCTTGACATCATGGTTGGTTGATCGTATAAGCCTGACACAATTCGGACATGGGTTTATTAGACATCTTTGCGCCAAAGGTTGCAGCTGCCGTTCCAGCTGCGCCTTTGGACGTTGACGCATCACTTGCGCCATATTTTACGGAAAACAACAATTTTTATTTTTACGGCATAGCGCAAGCAAATCGCGCAGAAGCCATGAGTGTGCCAACAGTGGCGCGTGCATTAAGCATTATGCAAACAATTGCGTCATTACCGTTGCACACACGCAATGAGGCAACAGGTGAAAAGGTCACACAGCCGCGTGTTATCAATCAACCTGACCCACGAATACCAGGGTCTACATTTTACGGCTGGCTTATCAGCGATTTATTTTTTCACAATGCAGCTTATGCAATGGTCATGGATAGATACGCTGATACAGGAAAAATTCGTGCAATGGAAAGAGTCGCACCAGAGCGCGTGTCAATCACAACAAATTTTGATAATACAGAAATTACAGCTTATGAAATCGACGGCAAGCCAATTGATCCAGCAAATCTTGTCGTGTTTCCAAACACGCAAGAGGGTTTGCTCGCTCGTGCAGGTCGCACAATTAAAGCAGCTGCGGCGTTAGAAAAGGCGTCACTCAATTTCGCCAATGAGCCAACACCGTTAATGGTTTTGAAATCAAACGGCACATCATTGCCAGCCGATCGTGTTGCAAAGATTTTGCAAGCATGGCGTACGGCGCGTGCTAACAAATCAACAGCATTTCTCAACGCCGACGTCACAATGGAAGCAGTTGGTTTTGACCCTAAGAATTTACAGCTCAATGAAGCCAGAAACTATGTTTCGCTAGAATTAAGCCGCGCGTGCGGTTTGCCTGCTTATTTCACAGACAGCCAGCAATCGAGTTTTACATACGCCAACGCTTTAGATAAGCGTCGCGACCTTGTCGATTTTGCGTTTAGAAATTACATGTCAATTTTGGAACAACGGCTATCTTTTGCAGACTTTACGCCAGCAGGCAACAAAGTCATGTTTGATCTAGACAATTTCTTGCGTGGCAATCCTTACGAGCGCGCGCAGGTTTATGAAATCTTAAATCGTATCGGCGCAATGTCGATCGATGAAATTCGCGCAGAAGAGGATATGTTGCTATGAAAAAACTGATCACACCAATTGCCATTACGGCAGCTGACTCAAACAGTCGCACGATCACTGGTCGCATTGTGACATTTGAGGAAACTGGCACAGCCTCTATCGGCAAAGTGCAGTTTGCAAAGGGAAGCATTGATGCAGTACCAGTGCTGCTTAATCTTGAACACGATCGCACACGCCGCATTGGCAAGACATTAACAATTGAGGCAAACGAGCAAGGCATTGACGCAACATTTAAGATCGCAAACACCACAGCTGGCACAGATGCACTTGTCGAAGCAAGCGAAGGTTTGCGTGACGGTTTTAGCGTTGAGGTTTATTTTGACGAATACGAGACACTTAAAGACGGCACAGTGCGCATTATCAAAGGCGAAATGACAGGCGTTGCTTTAACGTCAGAGCCAGCGATTAGATCAGCGCGCGTCAACGAGGTCGCAGCAACAACAGGTGATGAGCCTGAAATTTCTGACTCAACAGTTGAGCCAGAGGAAACACCAACAACAGAAGGAGACGAAGTGGACAACACCGTCACAAACGCGGACACCGTCGAGACGGTAGAAGCTGCTCAGTCAGTAACAGCAAATGCAAAGCCAGCCGTAGGCGGTTGGACATCAAAGCCACGCCTAGAATTCACAGCTGCTAAGTATTTGGAAAACACAATCCGCGCATCACTTGGCGAGGAATCAGCACGTCAATATGTCGCAGCGGCAGATGACACAACAGACAACGCAGGTCTTGTGCCTACACGTCAGTTGACAGAAGTTATCAATGGACTTGCTAACAGCACACGTTCAGCAATTGATGCAATCAGCCGTGGCGTTTTGCCTGATGCTGGTATGTCATTTGAAATTCCAAAGATCACAACAATGCCAACAGTTGCAGAAACTGCAGAAGCAGGCACACCGTCAGAAACTGACCAAGCAAGCTCATTTTTGAGCGTGACCGTTAAAAAATACGCTGGACAACAAACATTCAGCGTAGAATTGCTTGACAGAACATCACCACTATTTTTTAACGAGCTACTGAACAACATGTCAGCAGCTTATGCAAAGGCAACAGACCTTGCTGTTTATACAGCACTAGCATCTGGTGCAACAGCTGACGCAACAACATTGACAACATATCCAACAGCTGCAGAGTTGCTTGGCTTTGTTTCACGCGGTGCCGCATCTGTTTACTCAAACACACAAGGTTTTGCTCGCAACATCTTGGCTAATACATCACAGTGGGCAAACCTAATGACACTTAATGACTCAGGTCGTCCAATTTACATGGCAGCACAGCCAAGCAATGCAGGCGGCGCAGTACGTCCAGACTCAATCCGCGGCAACGTCGCTGGACTTGATCTATACGTCACAGCAAACGTTCCGTCAGCAAATGACACTGACAAAGATGACTCAATGTTGATTATCAATCCAAGTGCTTACACATGGTACGAGTCACCAACATACCGCTTGCGTGCAGACGTAATCGCGTCAGGTCAGATTGCAGTATCAGTCTATGGATACGGCGCAATTGCAACCAAGATCGGTGCAGGCGCGTTTGGTATCAACAAGACCTGATAACAACCCACTAATCATGCGGCGATTTCTCCCGAGGTCGCCGCAGCAGTCGAAAGGAAACGGACATGCCAGCCATTGTCACAGCTAGTCAGTTGCGCACGGTGCTTGGCGTGTCCGTTTCACTTTACAGTGACAGTTATCTTGACGAAATTATCAACACCAGCGAGGACGTCATTTTGCCAATGCTTGTTGCCAACGTCTCAGGCATTGACGCTTACAAGCTCAAAGATAACGTGGCGACATTTTTTACAATTCGTGAACATTATTTTGTCACTGGTCAATCAATTGTTGTCACAGGTTTGCCTGCACCATTTACATCAACCTTTACAGTCGTTGACAGCGCGCCTTATTACTTTACGGCCGTGCTTACAAATGCTGACGTCACAATGCGTGCGATAGTGCCAAATGGCAAAGCAACATTGTCAGGATATTCAGCTGCGCAAATCTATGCCAGCACACCAGCAATCGAGTCAGCAATTTTGGCTGTAAGCGTTGAGGTCTTTCAATCACGTGTTGCGGCTGGTGGACAGATCGAAGGCGTGGATTTTACAAGCTCGCCGTACCGTATGGGTCGCAGCTTGACTAACCGCGTCAGCACATTGTTGATGCCGTACTTGGACGCTGAGACAGTGTGTCAATAAATGCCAGCCAATACAATTGCCGAAACACGATCAGCCTTAGCAACAGCATTTAGCGCGCTATCTGCCAACGTTTATCCAAGCGTGCCAGAGTCGCCAATACCACCTGCAATAGTGGTAGTCCCAGATTCACCCTATGCCGAAATTGTTTTGATTGGTAAAGGCGCAGTAAAACTTAAACTTAATTTTGCAATCACAGCCATTGTCGCGAGCAACAGCAATGCTGGCTCACTAGACAATCTGGAACAGCTCATCATCGGAATTCTTGCTGCAATGCCAGCAGGATACGTCGTTGGCGTCATTGAAAAGCCAACCGTGTTGGAAGTAGGAC